AAGTCCAGATAAATTTATCGATTTTTATCAAGTGGAATATAAATTAAGTTCTGAATCTGATTTTATTATTTATGCTCAAGGTTCTGGTCTTAATCATAGGGTTTTAAATGTTGTTGACCAATCAATATATGATGTAAGAGTTAAAGCAGTTAATACAGCAGGTGTTTCTTCAACTTATGTTTCTGCTCAAAGAACTATTGTTGGAGCAATCGCACCCCCTAGTGATGTAACAGATTTTTCATGTAATGTTTCTGGTCAAGAAGCACATTTATCATGGGAAGCTGTAACAGATTTAGATTTAGCCTATTATAATCTTAGATTTTCAGAAGAATTAGATGGTACAGCAGATTGGCAAAACTCGGTTGCATTAGTTGAAAAAATATCAAGACCTGCAACTTCAATATCAGTTCCATCAAGAAAAGGCACATATCTTATAAAAGCTGTAGATAAATTAGGTAACTTTAGTTCAAATGCTACTGCCATAATTTCTAATGTTACTGGAGTTTTAAATTTTAATAACATAACAACCCAAGCAGAACACCCTACATTTGGTGGAACAAAAAATAATGTTGTATTATTAGATGGTGCTTTAGAACTAGATAGTTCAGAATTATTTGATTCAGCAAGTGGAAATTTTGATGCAAATACTACTAGGTTCTTTGATTCTGGTGCAAGTAATGCAGATTTTTTATCAACTGGTAACTATGAATTTGCTAATGTAATTGATATTGGTGCAAAACATACATCAAGAGTAACAGCATCTATAACACAAAGTTCAGATAACCCAGATGATTTATTTGATAATAAAACTGGAAATTTTGATGATGCTAGTTCTAACTTTGATGGCGATACACCTGCAAACTGTAATGCTCATTTAGAAATAGCTACAAGTGATGATAATAGTACATACACAGATTTTAGAAATTTTGTTATTGGAGAATACGAAGCTAGATATTTAAAATTTAGAGTTGTTTTAACTTCAAGAGATTTAGCAAGTACCCCAGTAGTATCGGCTGTAACTGTAACTGTTGATATGCAAGATAGAATATTTAGTGGTAATGATATAGTTTCTGGAACATCAACAAAATCTGTTACGTTTACAAATCCATTCAAAAGTGGTAACTATGCTTTAGGAATAACTGGGCAATCAATGGCAACTGGAGATTATTTTACAGTTTCAAATAAAACAATAAATGGTTTTGATGTTGCCTTTTTAAATAGTTCAAATGCAGGAGTTTCAAAAACTTTTGATTTTATTGCAAAGGGATTTTAAAGGGAGTATAAATAATTATGGCACAGTCAAACGATTTTAGTATTGCAAACCAATCTTTTCCATCATTTAGGAGTGATTTAAATGACGTTTTAGAGTCAATAAACACAACAAATTCTGGTAGTTCAAGACCTGCAAGTGCTGTATCTGGTACATTTTGGCTAGATACTTCAAGTGCATCAGCACCCATTTTAAAGTTCTTTGATGGTTCAGATGACATAACATTTGCTACATTTAACACTTCAGCAAATACAGTTAACGTATCAGATTCAGCAACAGACGTTGTTGGTGATACAAGTCCACAATTAGGTGGTTCTTTAGATGTAAATGGAAATGCAATAGTAAGTGCATCAAATGGTAATATTGCAATAACACCTAATGGTTCTGGTAAAGTTATATTAGATGGATTAAGCCACCCAACAGCAGATGGAAGTGCAAACCAAGTTTTAAAAACTGATGGTTCTGGAAACCTAGCTTTTGTAACACCTTTTTCAGCATCATCACAAAACACATTTACTAAAGCACAATTACCAAGCACATTTACTGGAACAAACTTAACTTTAGATTTTGATACATACCAAAATTTTATATTAACATTATCAGCAGGTACTAATTCACTAGCTAATCCAAGCACAGAAGCAAGCCAGATAGGTCAAACTGGGGTAATTATATTCATACAGCCATCAAGTGGCTCGGCAGGTACAGTATCGCTTGGAACAGACTATGAAAGTGTTGGTGCAGGTGGTCTTACTCTATCAAGTGAAAATAATGATTATGATGTTGTGCCTTATGTTGTGAAAGCCGACAATTCAATATTGTTGGGAACTGCTCAACTTAACTTTGGGTGATTAGATGTTTAGTTCAGAAAATTGGTTTGGTGCAAGTCCAAGTTTCTATAATGGTGTTGCTAAACAGTCATTGAGATTTGATATTGGTAGTTCTACCTATTTAACTAGAACTCCATCAAGTGAGGGTAATAGAAGAACTTGGGTTGCTAGTTTTTGGGTTAAAAGAAGTGATTTTAATACATCACAATCACAAAATATATTTACAAGTGGAGTTGTTAATTCTACAGATTTAGCTTTATTTTTTGATACAAATACTACATTCGGTTTTTACTCAAGAGAGGGTGGTTATGTTACAACTACTAGGGCATTTAGAGATTCATCAGCTTGGTATCATATAGTAGTTGCATTAGACACAACACAAAATACTGATAGTAATAGAATAAAAATTTATGTAAATGGAACTCAAGAAACATCTTTAGCAAATTCAACATATCCTGCTAAAGATTCACAAAAAAGTACTAATGATGATGTTCTTCATAGGATTGGAAACAGAGATTATTCAAGTGCTTATAATTATGTGGGTGGATATTTAGCTGAATTTAATTTAATAGATGGACTATCATTTTTTTCTGATACATCAGGAACTGCAAATACATCATTTAATATAAACTCATTTGGTGAAACTAAAAATGGTGTATGGATACCTATAAAATATACTGGCTCATATGGCACTAATGGTTTTAGATTACAGTTCAATCAAACTGGAGTAGGCACAGCATCATCATCAACAATAGGTGCAGATACAAGTGGCAATACACATCATTTTACATCTAGTGGTATAGTCGCATCTGATTGTAATATGCCTGATAGTCCTGAGAATAATTTTGCTACATGGAATCCTGTTGCTCCTGACCCTACTTACTCAATAACAACAATTACCGAAGGTAGTCTTAAAAGTCAAAATACCCCTAATAACAACAAATATAGTGAGATTACTTTTCATTTAGATGAAACTAATAAATATTATTTTGAATATTACAACATCACTACTACTGGTGCTTTACAGCCTGCAAGTTTTGAAATTATTGCATCTTCAACCAATAAATTTACTTTTTATATAACAACTGCAGGATATATATATGTTGATGGTTCATTAATTGGTTCTGGTTTTCCTACATTATCTGCGGGTGATATTGTAAATATAGCCTTTGATGGTGCTTCAGGTAAATTATGGCTTGGAAAAAACGGCACTTACTATAATGCCTCTGGAAGTGCTACTGGAAATCCTGCTGATGGAACTAATCCCATAGCAACATTAACTCCTGCTGAATTTACAATGTCCTCTACTTTTTATCAGCAGGGAGCAATTATGAATTTTGGTCAAGATAGTACTTTTGCAGGAAATAAAACAAGTGGTTCAGAAAATGCACAAGATTCTAATGGTATTGGTGATTTTTATGACACAGTACCATCAGGCTTTCTAGCATTATGTTCAGCTAACCTACCAGAACCAACCATAAGTCCTAATGCTGATACACAAGCTGATGATTATTTTAATACAGTTATTTGGAGTGGAACTAGTTCAAGTAATTCTAGAACTGATGTTGGATTTCAACCTGATTTGGTTTGGTTAAAAAACAGAAGTGCAGGGTGGAGTAACTCACTATCTGATTCTTCTAGAGGTACTGGTAAAAGTCTTTATTCTGATGCGCAAAGTGAAGAAGTAACAAATGATGCTTATGGATATTTATCAAGTTTTAACTCTGATGGTTTTACAGTAGTAGGTGGTGCAAGTGGTTCAAATACTGTTAATGTTTCTGGCAATACTTATGTAGCTTGGAACTGGAAAGCAGGAGGAGCAACACCATCAAAAACTTATAAGGTTAAAGTAGTTTCTGATAGCACCGATTATGGTCATGGTACTGGCTCTAATAAATATCAATTTTTTAAAAGTGATGGTTCAACTGGATTTGGTACAAATGGTGTAGATTTAGATTTGCAAGAGGGTGGTACATATACTTTTGATTGGTCTGATAGTTCTGCACAATCTCACCCTTTAAGATTTTCATTAACAAATGATGGCACACATAGTAGTGGAACAAGTGCAGGTTCTGAATATACAACTGGAGTTGTAAAAGATGATTCTGCTTACACAACTACAATTACTGTAGCGAGTGGAGTTGCAAACCTTTATTATTATTGCCAAAACCATTCTGGAATGGGTGCAGAGGTTCGGACAAACACATTATTCGGACAAACTAACTTTGATGCAGGAAGTGGCTCAAATATATCAAATGGTACTGCTAATATTGCTACAGTACAAGAAAATCAAGATGCAGGGTTTAGTATAGTTACTACAACTTTAACAGTAAGAAGTACGGCAGTAGCAACTATTCCACACGGATTAGGGTCAACACCACATTTCATATTAGCAAAACAATATGATACGGCTAATATATGGTCTATATATCATCAAGACATACCATCTAATTCTTTAATGTTAGGTGGTTCATATGGTGATGATGCTATGAATAGTAACAGTAATTTTTCAAGTGTAGGTGGTACAACTTTTGGACATCAAACTAATTCTATTAGTAATAATGCTAATGAAAATCATATTTTTTATTGTTTTAAAGAGATAGAAGGTTACAGTCGTTTTGGCAGTTATACTGGAAATGGAGCAACATCAGGAACAGCAGGTACATTTGTATATTTAGGGTTTAGACCCTCATTCGTTATGCTGAAATCAACTAGTACTGGTAGTTGGTGGATATTAGATTCAACTCGTGACCCTTTTAACGAAGCATTAAGAGCATTGCAAGCGAATGACCCTGCTGGTGAAAGTGCATATAGTGGAAACTTTTTAGATTTTTATTCAAATGGGTTTGCTCCAAGAACTAGTGGTACACAAGTAAATGGCAGTGGTACAAAATACATCTACATGGCATTTGCCGAAGTGCCTTTTAAATATAGCTTGGCTCGTTGATTAAAATAGGAGAAAATAATGGCTTATAAATATAAAGATAGAACTCTTAAAGTTGGTAAGGCATGGCAAGATGATGATGGGTTTAAACACCCTTATAACTGGCAGTCATCTTGGTCTGCTGATGATTTAAAAAAATGGGGTGTAACTGTAGAAGCTGATGTTGATACAAGTTATGACGATAGATTTTATTGGGCAAAAGGTATTGAGAGAAAACTAGTAGATGAAAATGTAGTTGATGCAGATGGAAAGGCTGTCATTGACCCTATGACTGGTAAACAAGTGGTTCAGTTAGGTCTTAAATCTATATGGGTTGCACAAACTAAAACAACTGCAAATAGTTTATTAGCATCTAGCGATTGGTATGTAACAAGAAAAGCAGAAGCAGATACAGCTATTCCATCTGACATAAGTACATATAGAACTGGTGTTAGAACTGCCAGTAAAACTATAGAAGATAAAATAAATGCTTGTAGTAAGTTAGCTGATTTTAAAAAATTATTTGATGTTCCAGTAGATAGTGATGGCGAACCAACTGGAAATGCTCCTATTTATGATTACCCAGACGAGGTGTAAATGGCTAAACCATCATTACAAGAAATTCATGTTTCTTTAGAAAAACATATAGTTCTATCAGACGAAAGATGGAAAGAAAGTATCTTGAGAATTAAACGTATCGAACATATTATGATTGGTACAAGTGGAACTGCTATTGTTTTACTTATAGGTTTATTAGTGAGGTAGAATGGTTGTTGCAGAAGTTCTAACTGGTATTGCTCTAGTTCAAAAATCAGTAGAGTTTATTAAAAGCAACATCAGTACAGTTCAAGATATATCAGGCATAGCCAAGCAAATTGATGGGTTCTTTCTTGGTGAAGAACAAATGAATAAAAAGCAGGGAAAAGGCATGTCTATTGCTGAACAGTTTGGTTCAGTAGAAAAGTCAGCAGATGATTTCATTAATCGAAAATTATTAGAAGAAAAACGCGAAGAATTAAAATTTATAATCAATATGAGATTTGGTGCGACTGCTTGGGACGAAATAATTGCAGAAAGAGCCAACAGAATTAATGAAGCAAAAGAAGCACAAAAACAAGCAAGAATTAAAGCTAGAAAACAACAAGAAGAAATAATGGAGATTCTAAAATGGGTTGGTTATACGTTTATTGGCGTTGGCTTAATGTTAGCTGTATTGGTTGTAACTGTAAGAGCGTTTGCATACGAATACAAAAGTAAAGATTACACCAGACAACAAAAAATATGGCAGGGCAAAATACAAGAAAAAAAATACACAACTTGTAGATTAAAGAAAATAGTCAAGTCTCAAATTACTGGTCAACAAGCATGTATATATCAAGGTGGTAACAAAACCTTTGAAATGATGATAGAAAAAACCTGCCCTAAACAATATAAATGTTATTATAATCCTCATGGAGAAGAACCAGATATTGATAAAGTAATGGAAAGTTTGAGGAGTATCGCCAAATGACAGATGACAAAAAGCCATTGAATTTAAAAATAAGTGATAATAGTTTTGAATTAATTTTAAGGATTTTGGGTAATGAATTTATCGCAATAAAGATTGGTTCCACAAATTTTTCTGGTAAATTAATTGCAGGTGGTATTTTATTATTATTTTTTACTTTTATGATTTTAGAAGTTTTTGGATTAAATGAGGTAATGAAATAAAGGAACAAATAATGGATTTAGAAACATTAAAAAACGATATAATTCGTGAGGAGGGTGGTTTAGTTCTTGACCCTTACCAAGACCATTTAGGATATTGGACAATAGGTTGTGGGCATTTAATTCGTGATGATGAAAGAGATGAATTAATGAAGCCAATAACACAAGAAAGAGCAAAAGAAATATTTGTTTTGGATTTAGGGGTTTCTATTCAAGATGCTGAAACTTTTTATAAAGATATGCCCATAGACGATAATGTTAAAGAATGTGTCATTCATATGTCTTTTCAAATGGGATTGCCGAGATTAAATAAATTTAAAAAATTTAAACAAGCTTTAAAAGAAAACAACATTGATGAAGCTATAGTACAAATGAAAGATTCTAGGTGGTATAATCAGACCACTAACAGAGCAAATCGATTAATAGAAAAAATGAGAAAGAGTTTATAATGTTACAAGCTTTAATAGGACCAGTTACGGGGCTTTTAGATAAGTTTATAGAGGATAAAGACCAAAAGGCTAAGTTGGCTCATGATATAGCCACTA